AACAGTGTTTTTAAAGAGAGAGTAGTCATTTTATAATAATGTTTTTGAAAAAGAGAGACTGGAGATCAACCCAGTCTCTATGAAAATGCAGTAGCTGATTAAGCCGCTGCGTAATACTTAAGTGTAATTTCGTTCTTGGCTTCAAGATCGTAATTACCACCTGCAGCACCAGTAGTAGAACCTTGAGCAGTCATAGTAATTGAAGTAGCAATAATCTGCTCAGAAGTAATTGCAGGAATAGTCAACTGAGTAGTTGGCATAGCAATTTCAAAGCGAGTATCGTTATTACCGCCTACTTTAATTACAACCTCAAACTTGTTAGCTGTACTGCTTTGGCTAGCATTTAACATATCTTTTAACAACTCAGCACTGGCACCTGTACCTGTTTTTAGGTATGCTGTAACGTTAGCAGTAACAGAGCGTGTACCTGTAAAATAAGTAATAGGAATATTAACAACACCTAAGTTTGCTGGTGTCAAATATGTTAAGTTATTACTAATTGTAATATTACCACCAGTAATAGCAACATTGCCGTAACTTGTACCAGTCAGTCCACCAAAAGTAGAAGAACCTAATGTCATTGTAGACAATTTATTAGCAATGTAACGTGCTGAAGTATCTTTTAACTGGAAATCATTAGGAGCAGTAAAACCGCCGCCTGTAACAGAACCTGCACCACTAATGGTTAGTGTTGTTGCAAGCTGACGCATTAAAGTGCCTTTTCCGGCCCATGCAACAGCAGCAATAGCATCTAAGCCAAAATCAATAGTAGCTGAATCAAGGGCGCAATTGTCAATTACATAAGTAACATCTTCAAACTGAATAATGAGACCGAAAGGTTGTAATTGGTGTGCGTTTGAATTTGCAAAACTTACTGTTGAAAAAGGCACTGTTGTAGGTGCAACACCTGCAGTTTGTGTCCAGCCATTGCCTGTAACACTAGACATAGAATTCCACAGTACGTATTCTTCAGCATCGACTTTGTCATCAGCGTCAGGTCCTGCTGTAGTAGTAGCACCTTCATTGTACTTAGGACGAATATATGTAGAAAAACTAAAGTCTACTGGCTCTAGTGAAGTATTAAAACTACGCTGACCACGAGTAGGTGTAGCACCCGCTTCGTTAACAGTAATTGTTTCTTGACCTGTGTTTTGTGAAAAAGAGAAACCATCCAAAACTTGGAGTTCTCGTGTTGTTGCTGCAGTGTGACCACTAGTGTCTACCTGACCTGAACTATTTAATTTAGTCGTGTAAAAAACTCGACTATTACGTAGTAAATTTAATGCCATACTCTTTCCTTTGTGATTTTTGGAAGTATTTAAGCACCTTAACTAGATATTTATCTGTTGCTATGCTTGCGTAAGTCCGAGAGTTATACCAATGCGTAGCGCACTTGTACGTTGATTTCACCGACACCATAAGGAGCTAGTAGCCCTTCATCGGTAGTTATTGACTGAATTAATATTTCAGTTGTTGATAAATTATTAGTAGTATCGTATACTAATACACGGTTGTCATTGATTACAGTTTCTATGTCGTTTAATAGATCTTCTAATTCTTCTTGCGGGTAAGATTCATCTTTGACGTATACCTTGATGCTAATATTCATAAAAGCCCAAGTAAAATCTGAAGGATGATATTGACGACTTTCTGATCCCGCTACAAGGTAAATAGCTGGGAAATCTTGTACTTCGTCCCAGAATTTTAGTTTAGGGTAGCTATTATTAAATAAATTACTTTTGTAGCTACCTGTTCCATCTATTACTTTTAATTTTTCAGCCAAAGCTTTTACAATGCTTGTTCTTCTTGTCATACAGATACTGCCCTTAATTTGTCTATAGCCATCTGTTGCGCTATTTCTCGTATTGACTTAGAAATTAGCAATTTAGGATCTCTACTTTTTGGACTGGACTGTTTTCCTCCATCACTAAAAGTTGCATATGGGTTCTTCATATATGTGTAGAACGCAGTAATCATACCTTGCCTACTTACTGAAAGACTTTCTACTCTAGCACTACTAGCTAGTCTGCCAGTACGGTAATTTAAAACACTGCGACTTGAGCCGTTACCCATATTAGCACTAATTACATCTTGTAATTGAGAGTTTATTAACTCCCTTAGATTAGTTATACTTGGTGCAACTGATTGGGGTGTATAAGAAGGTATTCCTTTACTTCCACCAGTTTTTGGTAAGTTAGCTTTTGCAGGTTTAGCATTTTTACTTGCCGGAGCCTTGCTTGCTTTAGTAGTTTTTCTTGCGGAATCTTTTATTGTAGGTATTACTTTTCCTGCAATATTCTTATTAGTTCCTTTAATAGAGTCTACTAAATAATTAAATACTCTTTGATTAAGTGGAGGGGAAGCGTGAGCTTTTTCAACAATATCAGGTACGTATTTTTGAATATACGTTTTAAAAAAAGCGCCTAAAGATTCTCTTTTAACTGCCCAGGCTTTTTCAACAATCCTGTCCATAGCGGGTACTTCTTGACTAGTTCCTATACTACTATTCCAGCTGGCTTCTTGTGATATAACAAAAGAAAAATTTAAATATAGTAAGTCTTTAGCAGTACCTATAGCACCTTCTTTAATATCCAAAGATAGATTTAAATGATCAGTCTCTAATACAAAGGGGTCTAATGATACAGGGGGAGCTTTTGCTTGTGTATTAGCCCAGTATAATGTTTGTTGTATAAGTGGAGAATTTATGCCTACTACTTGTTGAAGTGCTGTGCCTCTACCAGATATAACACCAGTATGACCTGCAGCAGTAAACTTACCCACACCAAAACTTGGTTTAGCGTTTATTCCAAAACTTGCAAATATAGGTACAAGAGCTTCAGCTGCGTTAGCGTTTACTATCTCTTCTCGAGCTTTTTTAAAATTACTGCTTATAAATACTAGATCTTTACTACTATCAAAGTTATTTAAAAAGCTATCTGCATCTGCTAACAGTGCAGGTGTATTTTCTCGTAGCCAACTTCGCATTTCGTTGCCGGCTTTTTGTATATTGTTGGTTAAAAGATCTTCAATTTTTCTAACGTCAGATACTGTTCCTATTGAGCATATAACGTTAATATCAGGCTGCGCTTGATTAACAATTTCTATTAATTTCTTTGCTTTGTCACCTAACTGCTTGAATGTAATATCTTTTCCTTTGAGCATTTTTGACTCAATTGAGGAAAACACTTCTTGTGCCATAATGTTAACATTAGAACTCTTAGACATTTCTACTAAAATTGAATGTAGTGCGTCTGAAAAGAAGGGATCTTCTGGAGTTAGTAGCTCTCCATTATTAGGATTTACTACTGATGCAAAAAAAGTTTTTCCAATATCTTGGTCACCCTCTGTAAGATTTTTATTAATTAAACCACTTAATAAATTTATTACAATTTCATGTGGCTTTACTAAATAAATTATTGGGAGTGTATTCTCTATTTGCCCACGAATATCTTTTTGAACTAATTCTATAAATTTGTTTCTGAAGGCTACAGGATCTTTAATATCACTGGCTTTCATGCTTGCTAGTTTAGCACCATACATTAATTCTAATAAATATTTAAAATTAAAGCTATTTGGTGTCATGTAAAGTCCGCCATATACTGATCTAGTACACGCTTGATTGCTGCAGGAAAGTTACTTGATGCAACATAGTTGATTTGTGTAGTATTAGGATTTAAATCACGAGTACTATGTACAGCACCGTTGTTTCGTGAGTAATACTCTATTAAGTCTAGGACTGCTAACTTTAAATCACCAGGCACTACTTCGTATCCTGCGAAATAAACTACTTTGTATCCATTAATTTGTTCTGAAAATCCGTTTGGATTTAAACTAAGTACGTAATCATCACGTACTACATAATCTGTGAACTTTACAAGATTAGTATAAGTCTTACCATAATCTGCACTATAAGCTACTGAATTAACTGTAACTACTGGAGTTTCTTTTAAAATAATTTGTTTAAAGCCACCATCAAATACTTCAATCTTGGCCTCGTCGTAAAAGTCAATGAAAGTACGACGGCAATATGTTTTTACTAAATCGCTAACTTTGGGTATTAATAAATCAATTTCTGCATCTGAGTTTATACTCGTAATTCCCATGTAAGCTTTGTATTCTGCTTTTGTTACTAAATTTGTTGCCATAAATACCTCGCTTGTTTTATAAAGGCACCGAATACCTTTATAAAACAAGACCCCGAAGGGTCTTGTTAACAATTACATCATCAAATTAAGATGCTGTGTACTTGTGAGCTGTAACAGCGTTACCT